TTTTAATAATTAATTGACAATTCAAAATAATAGTTATAAAATAAAAGTATAATTAAATGTTAGGAGGAGAAATCAAATGGGAAATACAGGATTATGTAGCAATACAAATTTATTACAAGTAATACATATTGTTAGAACAGTTATAAATATTTTACAAATCGCAGTTCCAGTAGCACTTATTTTATGGGGAACTTTAGATATTGGTAAAGCAGTTATTGCTGGAGATGAAAAGAAAATGAAAGAGGCACAAAAACCTTTCATTAAAAGAATTGTTTATGCTGTAATCGCATTTTTAGTTCCATTTATTGTTAGTATCGTTATGGGATATGTTGGAAATACTGAATGGAAGAATTGTTGGTCAGCAGCTAAAGATGTTGAAGTTAGTAATGGTACAATAGCAAACGACCCACTATATCAATAAAAATTTAATAAAAAGAGAACAAACATGTTCTTTTTTTTTGTATTTTATGTTATTATATTATTGGGAAAGTAGGTTTATACTATGAAAAATAAAATAACTAAATTTGTAACAATATTATCAATAATATTTATATCGTTTTTTATAAATCAAAATAAAGCTAAGGCGAAGGAAATAAGTTGCACATGGCATTTAAGACCTTCATATTTGGATTTTAGTTACGAAAATGGCAAAACTAAAGTAAACAGGGTAATGCCTTCAGGAGATATAATTACGAAAAATGATATATATATACTCACATATAATAATAAAAGGGCAGGTGCTAATTTTGTTTTAAAACATCAAGAAAAAAAAACATCTGGTCAGGATATAACACATGAATTGGATAAATTTTCATCAGGTAATTTTAATCAAATGATAGGAAATAATGAAGCATGTCCTAATTATGTTAAGGTGTATAAAGCTGGTGGTTTATATGGAATTGAAGCAAAGTTTTCTGATGAACAAGAATTTTCTAACTATATGAAAGCACAATATACGTCAGGTATGTCAGGAAGTGGAAATTTATATAGTTATATAGTTGATAAAGCTATGGTTTTTACGAATGTTGGCTCGACATACCCAACAAAACATTTTAATGAAATGATAAAAGATAGAAGCGCAACAGAAGAACAGTTGAAAAAATTACAAATTGATATTAATAAAAGTGGCATGGATAAATTATATTATGAATCAACAAAAAATGCATGGTATATGTATGCTGAACAACAAATAACGGATATAGATTATAAAAAATATGAACAAAATTGTAAAGAAATAAAAGATGGAAAAATTAATAAATCAGATTTTACATGTCATAATGATGAAATAAAAGCATTTAAAGCATGGTTTGATAATGTATCTAGATGGATTTTTGAAGAAGATTATGATAGATTTAAAAGATACTATAGATTTGCTAATACACGTACATTAACACAGGAAGAAATTGATAATAACCTAAGTATATTTAATGCTGATACAGGGTTAACAGAAAATAAAAATGAAAAAGATAGTCTTAATAAAGATTCATGTTCAGCAATGTGTCCTAGGAATACAACTTCGTTAACAGAATGCCAAAAAGCAAGTGATTATCAAAAATGCAAATCTGCAATGGAATCTTGCAAGAATATTAGTTCGGCTTCTGCATATGAGATGTGTTTAAAAGAAAAAATGGGGGAATCATTATATAATAATTACAAAAATTCATATAATTCAAGATTGAATGAACTAAATACTGAAGAAGAGGAATATCGCCAAACAATAAAAGATGCCTTATCCAAAATTAGCGCCCCAGATTTAGATATTGAATTTAATCCGTATGAAGTTACATGTGATGATGTTGCAATATTTCATACATTTTATGTGATACTTGAAATAATGGCACCAATATTAGTAATTTTGTTTGGAACAATAGATTATGCAAAAGCAGTTATGGCATCAGATGTAGAAAAGATGCAAAAAGCTAAGAAGAATTTTCCTAAAAGATTGGTATTACTATTATTATTTATATTTGTACCATTACTTGTAAGCTTTTTAATTGGTGAATTCTCAAGTACTAATTCAAGCTTAATGTACTGTATAATTAATGGTGGATAGGAGGTAAAAAATGGGTGGTTTATTAAGAAAATTAACTATATGGATATGTATTCCTATATACAAACTTATAAAAAGCTTTTATTCAATATTTTACAATATTGCTAACACTCGTTTCTTAGAAGATGATACAATTCAACAACTAAGTGCAAATATATATGTACTTGTAAGTGTTGTTATGTTGTTTGCTTTTTCAGTAACTATTTTGTCTGCAATTGTAAATCCTGATTTATTAAATGATAGTAAAAAAGGTGTTGCAGCGGCATTTAAAAGAGCAATAATTGGATTAGCACTTATGGTTATTGTTCCATTTGTTTTTGATGAAATATATGTAGTTCAAAAAAACATTATGGATAATAGCTTAATAGAAAAGATAATTGTTGGTGCTGATTTTAGTTGTAATCAAAATGAAGATGGTGAATGTGAAGCTGGCGCTAACGGTGGACAAGTTATTGCAGGAAATTTAATTTCTGCAGTATTGTATCCAGTTGCTGATAATGTTCAAATTTCAGAAAATATATCAGATAAGTATGAAAAAATGATAACTACTGATATTAGATATATTGGATCAGTTGCAAAACATATAAATGTAACTACAGAAGGTGATAACGCATATCACAGTGATTTTGATGATGAAGATTATGCATTTAATTGGGATGGATTAGTTGCAATAATTGCTGGGGGTGCAACTTGTTATATATTATTATTATTTGCAATTGATATGGCTGTAAGAGTATTTAAATTAGCATTTTTGGAATTAACTGCACCAATATCTATAGTAGCGTATATGGCGTCAGGAGATAAAGTTCTAAAATCTTGGGGACAAGAAGTTTTGAAAACATTTTTAGATGTTTTTGTAAGAATAGCAGCTATGGCATTTTATTTATTTTTAATTAAAAATTTATCAACTTATATGGAAAAATTTGAAGGGAAAGATTGGTCTTTTGTAGTAAAAGTTTTACTAATTGTCGGAATGTTAATATTTATTAAACAAATTCCTGATCTAATAAATAGTGTATTTGGTACTAATATCAAATTAAAAGGTGGTATTGGTGGAAGGCTTGGTGAAATGGCAGTTGTCGGAAAACAAGCCCAAACAGCATGGAATTCGGTTAGAAATCCACTTGCCGCTGCAGCTGGTGTTGGATCAATGGCTTTAGGAACAGGAGCCCATGTCGTTTCAGCAATACGTACATCTAGTAAAAATGGTGCTGCTGCTGTAAAAAGGATTAGAGCTGATGGAAGAAGATTTAGTGGCATAAGAGCTGCTGGTGCTACGATTGGGGCAATTGCAGGTGGTGCTTGGGGAGCTTCTTTTGGATCAGTAAGTGCAGCAGCAAGAAGTTTAAAAAATGGTGTTAATAATAAGAATTTACATTCTATGAAAGATGAATATGACCTATATAAAGATACACATAAAACAGGATCTACCGTTGCGGGTAGAGCTTTAGATGATATCAGAATGGGCGTTGGATTTAAATCTAGAGCTGATTCGAGATCTGGAAAAAATGAAAGCTTAGTAAAAGTACAGGAAGCTTTAAATTCTGCAACAACCGCTGCAGAAAACTTTCTTGCACGTGATGATTCAACAAGAACCGTTCTTACAACGACGGATGAACAAGGTAATACTGTTGCTATGAATTTACACCAAGCTACCGAATTTATTTCTACAATGAGAAAAAATGCACCTGTTCGTAGAGATAATGAAGATTATGCAGATTACCAGAGAAGAATTTCAACTCATATGCAAGAAATAAACCAACTTGAAAATCAACTTCAACAAGCAAGACAAACTGAAATTGAAAACATTATTGCAGATGCAAATAATGGAAGTTTAACTGGTGCAGGGGGAATTGAAGTTTCATATGAAATAAATAATCACTTAAATGATGCAAGAAAAGCTGTTAAGGATTCTAAAATTAGTGGAGTCAATATTTCAGTTAGTGATTTGGGAACTTCAAATTCTGTTCATAATAATATATATGAAGATTTTACTGGAGCTTTAGATGTAGTTGCTGAAGAAATTACTGTTCAAAATGAGATTAAAGATAGTAATGGTAACTTAACTAGGTATGGAAGACAGAAAGCCGATGCCGATTCTATAAATAATAGACCAGGAAATAAAAGTGGTGGTTCATCTGGTAAGGATTCTGGGAGTTCTAAATAAAAAGGAGTGTGATACATAGTGAATTATTTAATACCTGCTAATGCAAAAAAAGGTACATTAATATTTGGTTTATTTAATAAATTTGACTTAATATTATTTGGTATTGGTGTAATAGTAACAGTTTTATTGTTAATAATTATTAGTCCTGAAAGTTTGGCAACGGCATTAATTTGCCTTACGCCATTATTGGTTTGTACTTTTTTGGTAGTTCCAATACCTAATTATCATAATGTACTTACACTTATAAAAGAAATAATTAATTTCTATTATGGAAGAAGAAATTATAAATGGGAAGGTTGGTGTTATAAGAATGAATACAAGTAGTGCTTATACTGAAAATTGGATTTCTGTTAAAGAAATAAATAATAATATGATTGTACTTGATAATAAACAAATGGTTACTGGTGTCAAAATACAACCTAGAAATATATTTATACTAGAAGAAAATTATCAAAATAATATTATAGAAGCTTTTAAAACATTTTATAATCTAATTGATTATGAATTTTGGTTAATAATTGCAGATAGACCTGTTGATATTAATTTATATATATCTCAATTACAATTGCAACTAAATAATACTCAAAGTCCAGTTTATAGAAAGTTAATAATGGATGATATATCAAAAGCAGAAATGTTTATGAATAATGGTATTGTTGATACTGAATACTTTATATTATTTAAAGAAAAGGATAATGATGCAATACAAAAGAAAATAAGAAATCTTATAAATAATTTAGCGAATTGTGGTTTAATTGCATCACAAACATCTAATGAAGATTTAAGAACAATTTTAGATAATTTCTTAAATGGTGGTGCGAAATTTCAAAGTGGGACGGTGATTGCAAATGGGGATTAAAAAAGAATTAGCTCCAAAAGGAATGACATTTAATTCTTCTGATTTTATAATTAGTGATAAGTATGCAACTATATTAACTGTACTTTCTTATCCAAAGTACATAACTCATGGATATTTATCAAGTTTAACATCTGGTATGGCTGGTGTTAAAATAGTAATTAAACATATTCCTGTAGCATTTGAAGTTGTTTCAAAAATGCTTAATAAACAATTACTTGATTTAAATGAAAGATATCAAAAAGAATCAGATCCTACTTATCAAGAGAGAATTAGACAAGATTATGAATCATTAGAAAATTTTATAAAAGTTATTACAACAAATCAATCTAAGGTATTTGATTTTCAATTACATATAATGATAACTGCAGATACAAAAGAGGAACTTGAAAGAACTAAAATTCAATTGAAATCAACTTTAGAAGCAATGGAAATGAGAGCAGTTCCTTTAAGATTTGAACAAGAAAAAGTTTTGAAGTCTTGTTTACCAATATTTGAAAAACAAGATATTGAGGATAGAATTGGTACACCAATTCCATCACCAACACTAGCAGCTATGTATCCTTTTGTATTTGATAGTATCAAGGATCAAGGATTATCATGTTTGCTTGGTGTAGATTTTTCTGGTGGTATAATATTATTTAATCAATTCTTATATCAAATAAAAAAAGAACATAATAGAAATAATGCTAATATGATTATTTTAGGTAATTCTGGTAGTGGTAAATCTACTGCTGGTAAATTACTTTTAAGATCACATGTTAGAAATGGTTATAAGATTATTGCTATAGATCCTGAAGGTGAACTTGAACCAATGGCAAGACTTTATAACGGTGATTTTATAGATTTAGGTAGAGGTGGAGAATTTGGTATGATTAATCCACTTGAAATAGTACCTGATGCTGATGATGAAGAATCACAAAGAGGTGTTGGATATGCTGTTTTAACAAAAACACTTCAGACATTAAAGGCATTTATGAAATATTATGATCCATCTATTGAAGAAGATGTACTTACTTTATTTAATGAAGTTGTTGTTGAAACATACCAAAGATTTAATATAAATGTTAAAACTGATTTTACAAAATTAACTTCTGCAGATTTTCCAACATTTAGTGATGTTTATACAACTATAAGAGGAAGAATATTATCTTATGGTGAAGCTACTAGAGAAAGAGATATAATGGAAAAACTTGAAATAAAAGTTAGACCTCTTATTTCTGGAGGATTAGAACATTATTTCAATGGACATACAACAATAAGTCCAAGATCAAACTTTATTGTATTTAACATAAGAGAGTTAATTAATGCTGAAAAAAATATTAAGAATGCTTTATTCTTTAATATATTAAAATATGCTTGGGGACTATGTCTAGATTCAAGTGAAAATACTGTACTTCAAGTAGATGAAGCTCATATCTTACTTGCTAATGACAATACACTTGGTGCAGATTTCTTAGCACAAGTACAAAGAAGAGCACGTAAATATAACACTGGTACAATAGTTATTACACAACAACCAAGTGACTTTGCAGCACCTGATGTATTAATGCAAGGTAAGGCAATATTTGATAATGCTTCATATTATTTAGTTATGGGTCTTAAAAAACAAGCAGTTGAAGATTTATCTTCACTAATAGATTTAAATGATAATGAAAAAGAAAATATTAAACGTTATAATCAAGGTGATGCATTATTTGTATGTGGAAGTAAACGTATGCAAATAAGTGTAATTGCAACTGATGCAGAACTTGATTCATTTGGAACAAGAGGCGGATTATAATAAAAAAATAGGTGGTAAAAATGAAGGATGATTTTGAAAATGTTGAAATTGACAATTCGGATGATTTTGCTGAAGAATTAACTAAATCTTCAGTACCTTCATCAGATTTTAATGAATCTGGAACTAGCGGAATTGAAGAATCTGGTAGTTCTTTTGCCAGTGAAACAAATAGTGATGTACCCAATGTATCTGATGCCGATATAGAAAGATTAAATGATTCTAAAAATAAAAATTATACTAAGGCAGATAGTGGAAAAGAGGCTTTTGATAGAAAAGTTAATAATAAAAATTATTACAAAGATGCGTTAAATAATGCAAAAGATAGAAAAGAAACTGCTAAAAATAATTTAAAAAAAGCATCAGATAATAAAGATAAAACAAAAGATAGATTAAATCAAGCAAGACAAAGAAGAAATTCTATCCCAAGAGGGCAAAGAACTAGTTCTGATAAGGAAGAATATAAAAATGCTAAATCAGAAGCTAAAGAAGCAAAAGCAAATGAGAAAAAAGAAAAAAATAATTTAAAAGATGCTAAAAAAGATAATTTAAAATCTAAAGCATATCAAGCAAAGCATCCTATAGAAGCTGCTAAAAATACTGCAGAGGCTGCTGTAAAAACAGCTGCCAAAAAGGTAGCAAAAAAAATATTGCTTGCAATTGCACCATATGCAGCAGGTTTAATTCTAGGTTTAGCACTTGCATTTTTTGTAATAGAATTAATACTAGGTCCATTAATGGAAGTTTGGGGTAATATAGATGAAGCTATTACTAAGACTGCTGATTTTAGTGAAAAAGTAACCAACTTTTATAACGGATATGGATTCCAGGATTCAAAAGAAGCTTTTTATGATGAATTAGATGATTTGTGCGATAGATATGGTTGCTCAAATGATGGAACCGGTATGGATGTACCTCTTATTTTGGCAACATTGTTTTATACAGAAGGTATGGGATATGATACTGAATATGGTGAAATAGAAGGTGCAGATGCAATAGATGGTTCTATGAATTCGGAATCTACAAATAGTGGTACGTTTGCTGCAGTAAGAAGTTATGCTAAAAGTAAATTTGATGAAGCACAGCAAACTGTTGATTCAAATGGTCTTGTGTATAATTCTGGCAAGATATATAGGTTGCGAAAACTTGCAAGAAATCAGTTTCATACAGATGCCTTTGGTTTAGCTACAAGATCTGGTGAACCTAAAAAAGCAACACTAACTGAATTTTTATCTGAATATGGTAAAACAATTGGTAGCGATATGCTAGATGTTCTTGAAAGATTTGCAGGAGCGGCTTTTAATGCAATAATGGCTCCCTTTAAAGAATTATGGGCATTTGTTCTTGGATCAGATTATTCGGGTTCATTCTTTGAAGAGTCTGGTGAGGCAACAGAGGAATTTGGTCACTCAGTTTTGCAGGTAATTGGAGATATATTTTATGGAATTGCTGATATAACTGATGTTAAACTAGGAGTGGGACATATATATGTTTATTATTATGATTCATATGAGTTTGAAGAAGACAATTACAAAAACTATTTAATGAAATATTATTTTGAATATATTCCTGAGTTTAGAAGTATGTTAGGTGGTCTTACAGGCGAAGCAAGAGAACAAAAAAAGAAATATATATATGAAGATATAGTATCAAATAAAAATTTATTTAAAGATATATTTTTACAATATATTGATTCTGATAGTGAAGGATATGCTGATAGTTGTTTAGGAGCAATTGATGCAAATCTAGTATCTGAACTTCAAAAACCTGTAAATATACCAGATGGAACAACGGTTTCTTTTGGTGAAAATAATTCTTTTGGTGTAACTTCTGTTGGATTCCATGGGGGTGTTGATTTAAATTCATCTACTGCAGGTGTTTCAGCAGGAACTGATGTATTTGCTATTGCAAATGGTGTTGTTGATAGTGTTGGAACAAGTGGAAGTTCAAACCAAAGTTCATCATCAATATCAAATTATTTATTTATAGGTGATTCAAGATATGTAGGAATTAAAAGTAATCTTGAAGGTTTAGGTCAAAATAACACAGTAGCGGCTGTTACAAGCTCTACTCCGGCACAGTGGGAGAGTGTAGCAAGTAATGGTAGTGGTACGGTACTAGGAACAAAAATTACTTTGCCTAGTACTGCGAATGGTATATCAGTTATGTTAGGTGTAAATAATGTTAGTCAGACTTCAAATATGCAAAATATGTTAAATAGTCTTCATACAAGATACCCAAGTGCTCAAATATATGTTAATAGTGTATATCATGTTGGAACTAAGTATAGAGGTTCTGTTACAAATGCTATGATAGATAGCTTTAATCAAACTATGAGTTCTTGGTGTTCATCAAATTCTTGGGCAACATATGTTGATGTAACAAATGGACTTAATGAATCAAATGGATATATTAAGTCTTCATATACAAATGATGGTTTACATTTAAATTCTAGTGGCCAAGCTATCCTTGTAAATAATATAAAAAATGCTATTGGTGGTTCAGTGAATGATACGTATGGATCGTGGGTTAAGATAAAACATAATATTGTTATTGGTAATAATGAATATAATTTTTACTCAGTATATAATAATTTGGGTTCAGTAACGTTAAGACAGGGTGATAATATATCAAAAGGTACTAAAATTGGAGTGATTGGAGCTTCATCTAATCCAGGATTACATTTTGAATTTCATAATGAGCAGGATTCTGCCATTGATCCAACTAATTTATTTATTCAATGTTCTTCTGGAGGAGTATTAGTAGGAAATACTAACGAAGAACAAATTTGGAATTATTTATTAGGACTAGGATATAGTAAAGCTGGAGTTTCTGGTGTTATGGGTAATTGGATGCAAGAATCTGGATTCTTACCTAATAATCTTGAGAATGGAGCAAATAGTAAGTCTGGTTTATCAGATGAAGAATTTACAAGTGAAGTAGATAATGGAAATATATCTAAATCAGAATTTATTACTTCTAGCCGATTCTCTATATATTCTGGTGGAAGGTATGGATATGGATTAGCACAATGGACTGATCCTGGAAGAAAAACAAATTTTTATGAATTTTGGAAATCCCAAAATACGTCATCAATTGCTGATTTAAAAATGCAACTTGATTTTTACAAGAAAGAGGCGGATGGATATGACGGATTAAATGATTCATTAAAAAATGCAACAAGTCCGGAAGAAGCAGCATCAATATTTGTAAATATATATGAAGTTGGTACTGCTGGAGAAGCAAGAAGGCAAAATGCTAGGAATATTTATAATAAATATGCAAACCAATAATTAAATAAGTATTTCAAAATACTTATTTTTTTGTTATAATATAGTAAATTGATAAGAAGGAAGAGATTTTATGAAATTAAAGTTTAGAGCAGAAAAAAAAGATGTAATAGCGTTTGCAGTAATATCTGTTTTTATGCTTTATTTAGTATGTTTATGTGTACTTAATTTCTCATTTATTATAAATGAAGGTACACCTTGGGGATTAAATCCATTTTTAGCGTTTACTCCAAAATATATTGGTGTAACAATAATGCTTTGGATTGCTTCTATTGCATTTTTATTTGCAAGTACATCATCATATTTCTTTACTAGAGAAAAAGGTTTTGGTTATACTAGTGAGAAAAAAGAAGATGGCTATGCTAGATGGGCAAAAGAGGGAGAAATAAAAAAAGCCAAAGGTGTTGTAAGAGTTCCATATGTTGAAAAAGAGTCAAAAGCAGGTGGTACACCTTTAGTATATGATAAAGAAGCTGCTTATGTAGATAATGGTGAAAGTCATACACTTGTTATTGGTGCGACAGGTTCAGGTAAAACACAAGGTATAATTAATCCAACTGTTCAAATGCTTATAAAGGGTAGAGAATCAATGATTATATCTGACCCTAAAGGTGAAATATATCACGATAATTCTGGAATAATGAGAGAACTTGGTTATCAAATTATCATACTTAATTTCCGTGATCCACAAAAAGGTAATTGTTGGAATCCATATCATTTACCATACAAATATCAAAAGGAAGGAAATTTTGATAAAGCAAATGAACTTTTAAATGACTTATCACTTAATATAGTTGTTGATGGACAAGGAAATGATCCATTTTGGCAGAATTCAGCTGCAAGTTATTTAACAGGTTTATCACTTGCATTATTTGAAGATGCTCCAGAAGAAGAAATAAATATAAATAGTGTTAATTTAATGATGACAACTGGTGAAGATAAGTATGGTGCATCAAATTATTTAAAGGAATATTTTAATGCTAAAGATCCAGCTTCTCCTGCATGTGTAAATGCTTTAGGTACAGTTAATGCGCCAAATGAAACAAAGGGTGGTATCGTATCTGTATTAAAGGATAAGGTTAAAACACTAGCTGTTACTAAAAACTTATCTGAAATGCTTTCTAAGAGTGATTTTGATATGGATAGTATAGGTGAAAAACCAACAGCAGTATTTATGATTATACAAGATGAGAAAACAACATACCATTCACTTGCTACCATATTTGTTAAACAATGTTATGAAGCTTTAATAAATGTTGCACAACAACATGGTGGAAAACTTCCAGTTAGAACAAACTTCTTACTTGATGAGTTTGCTAACATGCCTAAGTTTAAAGATATTACAACAATGGTTACAGCAGCTCGTTCAAGACAAATTAGATTTACATTTATCATTCAGAATTTTGCACAGTTAAAACAGAATTATGGTGATCATGATGCCGAAACTATTCGTGGTAACTGTGGTAACTTAATATATTTATTAACAGGAGAATTATCGGCATTAGAAGAAATTAGTAAATTATGTGGTGATAAACTTGTTAGAGTTGGTAAAGATAAAAAAGAAGAAACAAGACCTCTTGTAACTGTATCAGAACTTCAAAGAATGAAGCCTGATGAAATCATATTAATTAAACAAAGATGTGCACCTTTTAGAGGCAAACTAAAAATGGATTGGGATACTGATTTTGGTTTTGGTAAAGGTACAGATCACTATGGTAAAAATGTTATTTATCCACAAAGAGAAATGACACCAATAAAAACTTTTGATATAAAGGAATTTGTAAGAAAACAAAAACAAGAAAAGCTTCAAAACGCAGGTCTTGATGGTAATTCTTCTTCACCAGTGGGTGGCGGTTCACCTTTTGGTATGAATCCTTTTGGTGGTGGTATGCCAGGTATGGGTTCAGATATGGATATAGATAAAATGATAAAAGAAATTGATGCTAAAATTGCTGAACTTGAAAAAGAAGAGGAAGAAGAAAAGAAAAAACAGGAAGCAGAAAAAAATAAAGAAATAGAATCTAAAGAAGAAGTAATTAATAATTCGGAAGAAAAAATTATAGATAAACCTGCACCAGAACCAGAATCTATTAAGAGTAATAGTAAAGAAGAAAAATTATTTGATACAAGAAATATATCAACTGATCCAAATGTAAATGAGATTATTCATAGTAATATGGTTGATTTTGAAAACTTTAAAATAAAAGATGATAAAGAAAAAATGGATAATGAAAATAAAGAAGAACCAAAAAACAATGTCAAAAAAGATAATGATTCTGATTATGATGATTTCTTTGATGATTTCTTCTTCGAAGAGTAAATGTAATAAATTAAACCCCATAAAACCTTGTATTTATGAGGTTTTTTTATTTAAGATATCGGTAAAACACACTTAAATCTAGTCCGTAAGACCCAGGTAAGACCCAGGTAAGACCCAAAATAACTATAAAAAAACAATCTATTTAAGCATATTAACTGCTTCAATAAGTTGTTCTATTTTTTTATGTGTGTACACTTTATCAGTAATATCGTTTATTCTATGTCCCAAGATTAATTTAATACATAATTTGTTTGCTCCTGCATCATCCATTCTAGTTGCAAAAGTGTGTCGACAATCATATGGATAATGCACAAAATTTAATGTATTCATAACATTTGCCCAATTTCTATCACTAAAGTTTTGATAACAAATTTTATTATTTGCATTATTATATATTAAATATATTGAGTTTGAATTATAATACCAGTTTTCAATTAGTGGTTTTATTCTTGGATGTATTGGTATAATTCGATTAATACCTGCTTCAGTTTTAGAACCGCCTATCATATAATTTTTATCTAAAAATACATTTTCTCTTTTCATTTTTAATAACTCACCAGGACGCATTCCTGTATATATTAATATTAATACTACATCAACGAAGGGAATCAACTTAACATTATCCCATAAAATATCTATTTCTTCATCTGAAAATGTAGTTCTGATTTTTTTCTCCCTTTGTTCACTTAAAATTATATAATCTGAATATTTTTTTAATACAATATCATTTGCAATTCCATAATCATATAATAATCCAAATAATCCTTTAATTTTCTTTTGAGTTGCTAATTTTCCATCTGCTTTATTCACTATATCTTGCAATGCTTTTAATTTTATTTGTTCAAACGGGATATCATATAATTCTTTACAATATTTATATGCATTTATATATCCATCAATTGAACTTTTTGAAATTTTTTTATATTTTTCTTCGCTCCAAATTTCATATATCTCTTTAAATGTAACGGTTTTATTGTCAATTAATAATGGATTTGTATGATATAACTCTAATTGTTTTAATCCCTCTGCTTGAGTTTTAAAATATCCCAAATTTTTAAAAATTTGTTTACCATTATCATCCCATCCGATCGTAACCCTTACTCGCCATGGTTTTCTTCTCTTTCCTTTAACTTTATATGTTGTTCCATATCCATTTTGTAATTTCATATATCAAAATCCTTTCATTTTATTGTGTTTTTCTAGTATTTTTGATATAATGAAATAGAAAAATCCATAACATTATATCTTATATTTTGTTTTTTAGTTTGCTAGACTAATTGTGATTTTTCATTTTGACTTACTGCTCGAACAGTAGGTCTTTTTTTTATGCATGTTTATTTTTTATTGATTCAATAATCACTTATTTTCTAACTTGTAGTAAAATACTTTCCTTTTCCTATTTTATTAACAGTTCTAATTCTTGTACCCATAATTTACCTCAACTTTCTTCTTACTTCAACCGCTATTCCAATTATTCTTACTGGCTTAGTTAATATTTCATTTTCATTAAAGTAATATGGTTCATAATTATTGTTTAGTGGTTTTAATATAATGCTTTTTTCTTGTTTTATAACTCTTTTAAATGTTGCATCATCACCATTTACCATAACAACACAATCATCACCAGAGTTACAATCATTCTGTTGCCTTATTATAATAATATCCCCTGTTTTGTAATCAGGATACATACTATCACCATCAATTTTTAAGGCAAAATAATTATTGCCACTTTTCAACATTGAAGCAGGAATTTCTTCATATCCTAAAATATCTTGAATTGCTTCAATAGGGATACCTGCAGGAACTTTACCTAAAACAGGTATTTTAATTGTTTTGGTAGTTGTTTCGATATATCTTGCATTGTCGATTAATATTTCTGATGGTTCTTTTTCTTCAAACCATTCTCTATCCATATCAACATCATATCCCATTAACCATGCTTCACTAACCCCTAAAGTTCTAGCAATAATATCTAATTTGTCTTGTTTGGCTTTACAAACACCACTAAGATAACTACTTATTAACGATTTATTTATATTAGTTTTACGAGCCAAGTCTATTGGTTTCATATTGTTATAATCTAATGCTTTTTTTAAACGATTGGCAAAAGTATCTTCTAACATATTACTATCACCCCATTCCTTTACATTTATTATTATATATTAAAGTTTAAAAAAATACAACAAAAACAATGTGCAAAATAAAAAAAGTTTAAAAAAAATGAATTATGTAGTTGACAGTTTTAAAAAATAGTACTAAAATTAAATTAAGTTCAAAATAATAGAACTAGAGAGGAGGATAAAGATGAATTATGATTATAATTACTCTAAACTAAGAGGTAAAATTGTTGAATTAGAAATGACATTAAGCGAATATGCGAATTATATTGGTATTACTGAACAAACTTTAAACATGAGATTAAAAAACAAAAGACCATTTACACAACCAGAGATAGCCAAATCTATGCAATTATTTGATGAACCTGTAGAAAATATACATTTATATTTTTTTACAAAAAAAGTTCAAAAAAATAGAACTAATTAGTCTAGCAAACTAAAAAACAAAAACAAATTATAAGAAAGGATTTTTTATGAAAAAGATAACAATTAAACAAGCATCAGAATTGATGCATAAATCACCACAATTTATAAGAGTAGGACTACAAACAGGGAGGTTACCATTTGGTTCAGCAGTAAAGGTAAAAGAAAGATGGAATTATATTATCTATCCTGATATATTTTATAAATATTTAGGAATTAAGGAGGTACAACATGACTAAAAGAAAATTAAAACCATGGGTAAAACAATTTTTAGTAGGTTTAGGAATAGGTGTTGTAATTCTAATATTCATATCAATCGTAAATCATTTTGATAAAGAGATGGAAGAACATATTGAAAAAGTTTCTATCGAATGTGCTTCACAAGGATATGGTATTACCGTTAAATATGCAGAGGGGGAAAAATACTATGTCTGCAAAAAATAAGAGTCAAACACAAGAGATTATAGCATTTTTAAGAAAGAATAAAAGCATTACAAGTTTACAAGCATTTAATATGTTTAATGCAACTAGATTGTCAGGAATTATCTTTGTTTTAAAAAAAAGAGGTTTTGGTATCGATACCGAAATTGTTCAAGGTAAAAATAGATATGGACATTTAACAAATTATGCCATCTATCATCTTATGAAAGATTTAAAAGATGAGGATGTGGAAAATTTATGATTTTTAAAGTATTAGAATTTTTTGGAATAATCATTTTAGTTAGTTTAATGTTGTATATATTAATTATTTTACTTATATCAATCTGTAAAAACTTAAAAAAATTGTTAAGAAAGTGAGATGTTAGAGTGGAATTTGAAAGACCAAATTATTATGCCGTAATACCTGCCAGAATCAGGTATGATGATGAATTATCACCAAATGAAAAACTATTATATGGAGAAATCACTGCTCTCACTAATAAAAATGGTGAATGCTGGGCTACTAACAAATACTTTTCAAACCTTTATAATGTAGAAATTCAAACTGTTTCAAGGTGGTTTAGAGCATTAAAAGAAAAAGGATATATAAGTATAAATTTCCAATATAAAGGATCATCAAAGGAAATAGACAAAAGAATTATAAAAATTAATGGAGAACCTATTAACAAAAATGTTAAGACCTATTCACAAAATTACGAAGGGGGTATTAACAAAAATGTTAAGGGGGTATTAACAAAAATGTTAAAGAATAATAATACAAGTATTAATAATACAAGTATTAATAATAATTTAAATGA